GACCACCGTTGGTGCCGCCGTAGTAGGCACCACCGCCGCCGCCGCCGCCCGTGTTGGCTGTTCCTGCGGTAGAGGTAACAGATTGGCTTCCAGCGTTACCGCCGCCGCCAGCGCCACCGGTTCCAGGAGTTTCGTTTGCGCCATACGGAACCGCGCCGCCGCCACCCCCGGCTCGCGTGACGCTGGTACCCGTGATGCTGCTTGCCGTTCCGGCACCGCCGTTGCCGCCGACGCCGCTGGCGCCCGCTGCACCGGCAGCACTTGCACCGCCGCCGCCGCCGCCGCCTCCTGGGTAGGTTCCGTTTCCGGCACCGCCATTGTTGCCTTGGCCAGATGTTCCGGTGCCGGCAGCTCCTCCGTAGCCACCACCACCGCCGGAGCCGCCGGACCCGCTGTTTCCCTTGCCTCCACCCGTGCTGGTGATGGTGGTAATGCCAGTCCCGCTGAAGGACGAATCGGAACCCGCCGCGTTGGTAAGACCGCCAGCGCCGCCTGCGCCTACGGTGACGGTGTATACGTTCGATGCAGTCAGCGTGAGCCCGGTCGCGGTGCGATAGCCACCCGCGCCGCCACCACCGCCACCCGGATTATTGTTGGCTCCGTATCCGCCGCCGCCGCCTGCGATGACGAGGTACTCAACGTTGTAGGTGCTGCTGCCGCTCTGCGTGGTCGCGGAGGCCTCGGCCGTGTAGTCGCTCGTCCCGCTGGGCGAGGTGCGGGTCGCAGCGACGCGGAAGCCGTAGTTCGTGGACGCAGACAACGAGGTCACCGAGTAGCTGGTCGCACCCGCTCCGGTCGTGTGGATCGTGCTCCAAGACCCCGAGCCCGACGGGCTGCGCTGCTGGATGATGAAGCCCGTCTCGTCGGACGAGTTGTCCGTCCACGCGAGGTTGATCTGCGTGCTGCTCGTCGCCGTCGCGGTCAGCGAGCTCGGCGCGGCGGGCGCGGTGGTCGCCGACGCCGTGTACCACGCCGAGTTGTTCGTCCCGTTGTAGGAGTCCGAACGGATCCGGTAGTAGTAGAGGGTGGACGCGGTCAGTCCGGTGTTGCTGAAACTGGTCGCGTTGGCAGCCGTGGTGGTGACCAGGGACCAGTTCGTGTTGTCCGTGGACCGCTCGATGCGGAACCCGGTCTCGACCCCTGACTTGTCCGTCCACGACAGGTTGATCTGCGTGGATGACGCTGCGGTCGCCGTGAACGACTGGACGGCAGCCGGGGTGGTGACGCTGGAGGCAACGACCCACGACGAACTGCCAGCGGAGTTGGTGGCCCGGATCCGGTAGAGGTAGGCCGTGGACTCCACCCTGCCCGTGTGGGAGTAGGAGACGGCGTTGGCTGCCGTGGTGGTGACCGAGGAGTAGGTCGATCCTGCGTTGGTGGAGACCTCGATGTCGAAGCCAGTCTCCTGGCCCGTACCGCTCGAGTTGTCGGTCCAGGAGAGGCTGACAGAGTCCGCGAAGCTCGAGGTGGTCGTGAACCCCGAAGGTGCGCTCGGGACGGTCGTGGATGCCGTGGTCGTTGCCGATGCCGTCCCCGAGTAGGCCGAGTTCCTGGCGGCATTGGCCGCACGGACCCGGAAGTAGTACAGGGTGCTGGCGCTCAGGCTGGTTGCCGAGTAGGTCGTGGCAGACGCGGAGAGGCCCGTGGCGATCTCGGTCCAGTTGACGTTGTCCGTGGACCGCTCGACCTTGTAGGAGGTGTTGCCCGTGGACACGTCGGTCCAGCTGAGGTCGATCTGAGAGGATGACGAGGCCGTTGCCGTGAGACCCGTGGGGGTCGCAGGGACGGTCCAGGTGTTGTCCGAGGAGCTGGCGAGGCCGGACCCTGCCTTGTTGAGGGCGTACACGCGGTAGTACCGCTGGACGCTCTCGGCAAGCCCTGAGTGGGTGAAGGTCGTGACGTTCTGCCCCGTGGTTCCTGCGGTGGTCCATGAGCCGAGGCCGTCCGGGGACACCTCGACCAGGTAGGAGGACTCGTCGGCGGTGTCGTTCCAGGACAGGCTGATGGACGAGGTGGTGGCTCCGGTGACCGCGAGGCTTCCCGGGGCAGACGGCACGTCAACCATCGTCTCCGTGACGTTGTCGCTGTAGTCGCTGACGTCCCCGGCAAGTTCCGCACGGACCCGGTAGGTGTAGGAGCCCGGGAAGGAGACTCCGGTGTGGGTGAAGGAGAGGCCAGAGGTGGTCGTGAGGTCGCTGAAGGAGGTCCCGCCATCGGTCGAGACCTGGAGTCGGTAGGTGTCTCCTCCGCCGTCACCCCAGGTGACCTGGATCTGGTCGCCGCCGGTCTGGATGGCCTGCGAGATGGATGGCTTTGACAGCCCGACCGAGTTCGCCGGGATGAACTTGACGGAACCCTTGCGGTTGACCGCGAACGGGCGGAAGGTGGGCCCGGTGTTCGCGTTGGCGTTGGGGTTCGAGCTTGGGTTCGAGCTAGTCATGGGTGATTCTTTGCCATCCAGTTGAGACCTGTGTTCCTTGGGCCGCCGAAGGAGCGCCTGTGGGCATCCTCGAAGCGTTCGATTTCCTTGTCCATGTCCCTCTGCTTCCTCTCGCGGATCATGCGGTCAACGTCCACGGCGACCGCCTTGGCCCAGTACCCCACGGCCATGCTCAGGGCGTCCAGTCGGTCATCGTGGCGGAGGCTTCCACGGTCCCGGGTGATCCGGGTGAGCTGGTGGAAGAGCATGTAGGAGAGCTGCTTCTCCGGGGGGAGTCCCTTGGTGGACTCGTAGTCGGCCCTGACGACCGAGGGCTGCACCACAAGGCGGTGCTGGTTCATCACGGGCTCGAGGGTGTCGATGATCCGCTTCTCCTTCTGGGTGGAGTGGCGGACCTCCTCGGTGGTGCAGGGCCAGGTCTCCCGGAGGTACGGGGTGAGGAGCTGGGTGAACATCCCGTCCCCGAAGTTCGACTCGACGAGGATGCGGTTGACCTTCTGGTCCCTGGCGACCTTGGCGAGTGCCTTGAGGTTCTCCGGGGTGTAGCCGCCGCGGAGGCCGCCGGCTGCCGTGAGGTGCATCCATCCGTTGAGCATCTTGATGACCGCGTAGCCGGTCTCGTCCTCGCCACGGCCCGAGGGGTCGATTGCCATGACGGAGCCCGTGTAGGGCAGGAACTTCTCGGAGATGACCTGCGGCCTGTGCCAGCGGTCTCCCTTGAAGCCCACGGACGGGAGGTCTTCCTCGACCCGGTCGGAGGCTCCTGACCAGACGAGCCGCTCAGGACCCTGCTCCGGGTCGCCTCCATAGGAAATGAGGTCGGAGAGCCTCAACGGATACCGCTCGGCGTCACTCAGGGACGTGCTGAGCATGAACTGGAGCTGGAACCCGGACCTGCCCCAGGACAGGGCCCGCTCCTGGAGGTCCTCCTTCGAGAACCTCTTGGGATCCGTGGGCTCTCCGACCCTCGACTCGGACCACTCTTCCGTGACCGAGGGGGCAAGTCTTCCGCCGTACGTCTGCAAGTCGGCCTCGGACGGGTAGAGGGCCGGCCAGATGCGGCACTCGTAGCCGCGTTCGTTCAGGACGTGGTAGATGGACTCCTCGGTCTGGGGAGTACCGAGGAACACCACCTTGCCCCCGGGCTTGATGATGGCGTCCACTTCCTTGATCCGCTCCTGGAGCTGCTCCCTCATGGTGGTGGTGGCCGAGTTGTTGGACACCTCAACGTCGTCGAGGATGACGCAGTCCGCACGGGAGCCCGTGAGCTGCCCCGTGACGCCGAGGCTCTTGACGCTCGGTGCATGGCTCGGGGGAGCCGGTGCCACGTCGAAGGCGATGGAGGAGTTCCTCTGGGCATCCCTCGGTGCCAGGTGGTGGAACAGGGGCACCGCCGCCATGAGCTTCTTGCAGAAGTTGGTGAACTCGTCCGCCCTCTGCTTGGATGCAGACACGACGAGGAACTGCTTCGACGGGTCCAGCATGAGCTGGTGCATCACGAAGGCGGACGTGATCCAGCTCTTGCCCACCCCACGGAAGGCCATGAGCACCTGCCTGCGGGGACCGTTCTGGACCCAGTCGGCCATCTCGTACTGGACCTTGGTGGGCTCGGGGAGCCCGATGGCGCTCCAGGTGAGGTAGAGGACGTTGCGGAAGTCCTTCAGCCTCGGGTCAAGGTTGTCCTGCAAGCGTCAGGTCCCGAACTTTCGCTCCACCTCGGAATCGAACGGGAGGCTCTGCGCCAGCCGGAGCATGGGGGTTCCCTCGAGGGCCGCCTGGTCGATGCAGTTGTCCTTGAGCATCTGGCGGGCGACGTTGAGGTCAGCCGGGGTGGCCTCGCCGGACTGGATCCGGCGCACCAGTTCCCCGCAGAGGAGGGAGTGGAGGTCCTTGAGGACCTGCTTGTCAGCCATTGGCGACGTAGGCAGTCAGGGTGTGGCTGCTGGTGCTGATGGCTGCCGAGGTGCAGACGCGCATCAGCGGGAAGCCCTGGACGACCTTGACGTAGGTGCGGTAGCCGCCGCTCGAGGTCCAGTCAGGGGTGACCCCGACAGGGAGGGTCATGGCGGAGATAGCGAAGGAGTCGATGGTGACCCAGTCCACGCCGTCGAGGGAGCCCTGGAGGGACACGGTGACCGTGGTGGTCGGGGTCGCCGCAGCGGTCGCCTTGACCTCCGCGACGAAGACGCTGGTGTATCCGACGACGGGGCGGTAGGCGGTCGAGGTGCCGGTGATGGCGGCGTTGGCCGCCTGGTTGACGAGGGTGACGGTCTGCATGTGGTTACTTTGAGAAGAGGTGGATGAGGAGGGACACGGCAGCCGAGACTGCCCCGGCTCCCCCGATGATGAACGAGCGGGCGTGTTCGAGTTCCCGCAGGCGGTTGTCGTGGTCCTTGATCTGCTCCTGCTGGTGGCCCTGCATGGAGAGCAGGGAATCGACCTTGCCCTCGAGGCGACCGATGGCGAGGAACAGCTCGTCGTGATGTGGTTGAGTCATGTTCAGCTCAGCCGGAGGAACCACATGCGCCAGGAAGCCTGCGTACCTGCGGTTCCTGACCCGGAGTCCGTGAAGTTCGGTTCGTTGCCCCAACCAGCACCGCTGGCTCCCGTGTACTTGAAGTAGTAGAAGCTGCCAGCAGCGATGGTGATTTCGCCTCCGATGCCTGTCCCCGGGTTGTATTCGGAATCAAGTGGGTTGAGGACCAGGAATCCCCAGGGGTTGAGGACATCGTCAGGACTTGGAAGGTTGGCGATTCCAGCAAGCCCCCACCGCGACCGGCTGTACATGAGCAGGATCTTGATCGGGTTTGCTGTGTTGTTGTTGATCCGGAACCAGTTCTGCCCGCTGTTCCCGGAGAAGGCGTTCGTCGCACTCTTGTAGGTGACGACGTTGAGGCGCGAGTTGACCGAGTTGGACAGGCGGCACTCAACCTGCACCGTGGAGGTCGAGACGACCGTGGCCGTGATTGGGTTGATGTTCCAATCCATGAAACCCTTGGAATCGACGTAGCCCTTGGTGGCTGCATCGGAGGCATTGACCGGGGTTGCGACCGACGTGACGAGCTGGCTGCCCATGCCCACGGAACCAGCCGGGGTCGCCATCTGGTCGAGGCGGTTCGTGCGGACAGCCGTGGTGAAGTCCGTGATCTTGGCTGCGGTCAGGTTCGGGATGTCCCCCGCCACCAAGGATCGGAACGAGGGTTCCCCTGCTCCTGAAGTGGGCGCGGACAGGACTTGGTTCTGGGGAACCTTCGGCCATTCGACGATGAGGTCACCGGAGGTGACGATGGGTGAGTTGCCGACGTTGAAGGTTGCCGGCATCGTCAGGCCCACGCTGGTCACGGTCCCCGAGGACGGCCCGAAGGCCACCGAATCGACGTAGCCCTTCGTGGCGAAGTCCGTGGATGCGCTTGGGTTCACCCCACCGACGATCTTGCGTCCCCCTGCGTTCCACACGTTGTTCACGGGGTCCAGGGGCAACCCGTTGGCACCCACGTCGTTGGCCTCCTGGGCGACGTAGAGGTTGTTGAGCATCGCCGTGTCGAGGTCGGATGCCGTGAGGACGTCTCCATCCTCGAAGTCAACGAGCCGGGTGGCCGCCGTGGTCGGGGTCTGCCGCTCGATCCTGACGTTGTCCCCCGCGGTTGCCCCGGATGCCAGGGTCACCGTGGGTGCGCTGAGGCTCCCCGAGACGGTTGCGGTCGTCACCAGGCTCCCGTTCAGGTAGACCTTGATGTGCGAGGACTGGAGTGCGGCCCCGCCGGGGAACGTGACGGGACCGAACACGGTCTGGCCGTTGGTGGCCGTGTAGGTGACGCTTGCGTATGGCATTGTTGTGGTTCTCAGCGGAGCATGGAAGCCTTGACCTCGCGGCTGTGAGCCACGGCCCTGGCGAGTTCAGGGGATTCCTGCATGAGCTGCTGCATGGCAGCCCTGCGGTAGTTGGAGACGTATCCACGGACGAGGGACACGCGGGGTGAATCGAGGTTGTCCTGTCCCATCTGCGGGAGTTGCCGGTAGAAGGGGCTCTGGATCAGGGAGGAGAGCTGGTCCTTGACCGACTTGCCGTTGATCCGCATCTGGCCCGTGAGCTCCTGGAGGCGGTCGTAGGCGGACTGCCCGTTCTTGAGCTTGATGGCACGGAGGTCGATGCCTCCCGGCAGGGTGCTCCGGGGAGCCCCGACCGAGATGAGGCTGTCCGCCAGTTCACGCTTCACGGGATCCTTGGTCCTGCTCGATGAGGTCCCGGGGAGGAACATGCTGCCCCACCCTTCGTTGCCCTTGAGGGGTTCCCCGAGGGCATTGCGGACCTTGTCCACGGAATCCCCGTAGCCGGGGAGTCGGGCACGGATGGCATCCATCATGGAGCGGACCTCGCGGACGTCCGGGTCCATGCCGTAGGTCTCTGCCTGCGCGAACACGTTGGGGACGAGGGCACCCGCGTACTGCCGCTGAAGCCTCTTGAAGTCGTTCTCGTCGCCCGTGAGCGCACCGAGGGTGGTTACGATGCCACGGAGGTAACTCTTGTTGGTGACGTTGTTCGCCACCGAGCCGATGACTGCCGTGGCAATCCGCATGACGGCATCCTGGTCCTCCGGGGACGGGTCGTAGGTGTTCGAGGCGATCTCGAAGGTGTCTGCGACCAGCCCGAGGAAGGTGGCGATGGGGTCGTTCCTGCCGTAGGAGACGTAGGTGTCCCCGAAGCGGAAGGAGTACGGCATCCACCCGGAGGCGAGGAGCTGCTTGCGGAGGTCAGGATCCTTGGGACCCCTGCCCGTGACCATGCCGTTGGCGGCAAGGGCGATGCCCGTGGTGTAGAGGAGGGTGCCCGTGGCAAGCCTTCCGGTCGCCTCGGCAACGGCCTCCTTGTCCCCGGCACGGGCAGCCTGCACCCAGTCGTACATGCGGCCAACCGGGTTTCGGTCGGTGACGAACGCCAGGAGGTTCGTTGGGGTGCGGATGAACGGCACCACCAGCTGGAGGGCCGGGACGTGGCTGACGGCACTTGCGGTTGCCTTGCCGATGTTGCCGACGAGGCGGGTTCCGTAGACCGATGACTCGGCCATGTCGTCGTACTCACGCTTCCAGGTGGCCTCCCGGACACGACGCTCGATCTCAGACGACGCCTTCTGGAGGATCTTGTAGTCCTGCCCGGTCTGTCCCTGTAGGTTGGCCCCGAGGCCGGCCCCCATGAAGTCCTCATCGACGTAGGCATCCCAGTTCTGGTCCACGAACCGCTGGACCTCCGGGATGAACATCGGGTTGGCCCGTGACTTCCTGCCGGCGGCATCGAGGCTCTTGAGGAGCACCTCGGAGTCCTTGGACTTGCGGAGGTCGCCCACGGCCTTGACCTTGCCACCCTCGACGGCCTGCGAGTAGAGCCGGGACACCTCGGCCTGCACGGCGGGATCCTTGGCATCGAGTCCCTTGGCGGCTGCCACGGACTCCTCGAGGGTCTCTCGGAACGCAGCGGGGAGGTACTTGTCCCGAGCCAGCCTCATGCCACGCTCGAGGGTGGTCCTGCGGGTGTAGAGCTGACCGTCCACGAAGAGAAGCTTCTTCAGCCGCTCGACCTCCGTGGACACCTGAACGGAGGTCATGGGGAGCTTGCGGTCCTGCGCGACGATGCGGCGGAGGACGACGTCCGACTCAGACCGTGCCATGAGCGTCGTGAAGAACTCGTCGGAGGAACCCATGAACCGCAAGGGGAGTCCGACGACCTGCCCGACGAAGTCCACGGCGAGACCTGCGATGGTCCTTGCGGATCCTCCCGTTGCCGGGTCGAAGGCGTTCAGCCGTGCGAAGTTCTTGCTCGAGATGGCCCGCTGCGGCTGGAACTCACCGAACTGGGTGTTGCCGCGACCGAGGGTGATGGAGTCTCCCTCTTCCTTGAGGGACAGCTTGAGGGCCTGGAAGGCGTCACGGGACTCTCCCATGTACCGGGCCATCGTCGAGAGTTCCTTGGCAGCCTGAGTCCCCTGCCCCGCAAGCATCCGGCCTGCGCTGCGCTCAAGAGGGAGGAACAGGGCCTCGAGGGCGCTGGCGACGTTGACGATGAGGGTCTTCGGGCCGCTCAGGATGGAGTTGCGGAACATCTCCGCACCGATCCTGAATCCCTTGGAGGTGATCTTGTCGGTGAGCACTCGGGCAGCCTCGCGCCCGGTCTGTGGGTCAACGACGAGGAGCTCGAGGACGTCTGCGTACCGCTCCTGGAGTGCGGCCTGCTGGCTGGGGTTCAGCTGTTCGTAGGAGCGCATGATGCTCTCCCAGTCACCGAACGCTTGGATCATCTGGAGGTTCTTGCCGAGGTAGGACTTCACCGTTCGGGATGCCCCGGCGACCGAGGTGAACGCCTGGATCATCTGGTCGGTGTCGGCCCGTCCCGAGCGGAGGGCCTGAAGCGCCTGGTAGCGCATGGCTGCCTCAAGGCCGAGCAGGAACGGGAGCCTCCGGTTCAGTTCCACGGCAGAGGCCACGCCATCGGCCATGACCTTGTTGACCTCCGCTGCGTTGAGGCCACCGCTCTCGATGGCGGCGTTGACGTTGGCCGCAGCCTGCTGCTGCGCCAGCTTGTTGGAGCCCTTCGGGGATGCAGGCCCGAACGAGTCCAGGTTGCCCTCGGCCTGATTGATGGCGATGAGGGCTTCCGCGTAGGAACCCGGAGATCCGTCCTTGGTGACCGGGCGGAGGTTGATGACACCGGCTTCCCGGAGTTCCTCGATCTTGGCAGCGACCGCATCCACGCCTGCCCCGGTGTTGATGAGGTCCTCGAGTTGCCTGACGGCGGCTGAGGATGCTGCTGGAGTGGAGAGCCCACGGGCATCGTCAATCCCGAAGTTCTTCCCTCCGCTCAACGCAATCCCGCTCATGTCCGGCGTCACATACTCACCGTAAGCCCGGTACTCAGCCATGCGCTGACCGCCCAACGCTCCCCTGCCTGGCAGGATTTCCTTTCCTCGAGCCGTTTGGCGGAATGAGTGCGGCCTCTTGGTGATCTTGTCAACAGCCGCGTACTGGTAGCGACCGTTCAGCCAGTCCTTCGAGAGCTTGTCGTACTTGGCACCTCCGAAGACGGACTTGATCTCGGTCAGCGTGTTCTTCAGGAAATACCGCAGGAACCCGAGGACGGTCTTGGTGTCCGACTCAAGATCGAGCTGACGGAACGAGGCGTCCGTCATGGTCTCGGCAACCCACTCATCCAAGTTGATGAGCCGATACCACTCCCGGATGTCGATGTTGTTGTCTCTGATGACCTTGGCAAGGCTCTTGGCGGCCTGCTTGTTCCCGCTCACCGCATCCCGGGGGCTAATCCCGTACTTGTCGAAGAACGCGACATGGGCCTTCTCGTAGTCCCGCTTCATCGCGGAGAGCATCGAATCGTCCAAGTACTCGGTGAGCGAGTGCCACACCTCATGGACGAACGTACGCTTCGTCTCCCCGGTCGCCTCGGCCTGCCGAGAGATGTTGATGACGTTCCTGATGAAGTCAAACGATCCGTTTGCTCCGGGGCGGAGTTTCCTGAACCGGATGCCGATGTCCTCGAAGTTGGACACCCCCATGCGCTCAATGAGTTGAGCCATGAACCGCCCTTCCTCTGCGGTGATCCCGGCGGCCTGCCCGACCTCCCGGTTGATCCGGTCGATCATGGCGTCAGCTCCGCGCTTCACGGGATATCCGGCATCGCTCGTAGACGGTCGCTTGACATCCACGACATCGCCATCATCGAGCGCCTGGAGGATGTCCTCGATGGACTGGGTGCCAGCCCGACCAGCAGACATCACCTCAAGAGACGCTTCATCGTCGGCACGGGCTAGAAGTTCCTCCGCTTCCTTCAGTTCAGTCCCCGCGACATCCGTGGCTGCCTTGACCGCAGCCTCCTCCGATGCCCCGGCAGCCTTGGCCGCCCGGTAGGTCTTGACCGCCTTGGCGGAACCCTTGATGCCGGCGATGACGCCTTCGAGGGCCACGCCGAGGACAGCGCCTTCGAGGGCGTTCTTGAGGCGACCCTCGAGTTCCCCGTCCTCCATGTCGGTGGCGAGGTACTGGGTGACCGCGTTGTTCAGGGCCGGGTTGTCGGTCTCGACGAGGAGGTCGGAGAGGCGTCCTGCGTTGCCCTCGAACGAGATGAAGTCAGCGATGGCACCCTTGGTGAGACCGCCACGGACCACCCCGGCAGCGCCTCCACCCGCTCCACTCAGCCATGCCGAGGCAGCACCGACTGCACCGGGGATCTTCGTGGCAGCCTTGAGGGCAAGGCCACCCGCACCGAAGCCTGCGGCAATCTGGGAGATGCCCTCGACGAATCCACCCACGGTTGACTTGGAGGTCCCGAGGGGGTTCGTGTGCCAGTCGGGGAGCAGGTCGAAGGATGCCCAGTCGGCCAGGTTCCAGACGCTCTTGCCGAACCCGACGACTCCGCGGGGGACGGCCATGACGGCATCGGCGGTGTCCCACATGGGACGCTCTGGCTCCTCCTGCGGAGGCGTACCGAAGTCCGTGGGGAGCTTGGGGGTGACGCCACCGCTGACGATGGCATCGAGCTCCTCCTGGGAGAAGTGCCCGGATTCCTGGTTGTCTTGCATGTGTGTGGTTCGTTCAGAGACGTCCGCCGGTGTTCATTCGCTGGACGGTCTCGGAGAGTCGGATGAGGGTCGCCTGCCGCGCCACCCAAGCCTCGCGCAGGCCCCGGTCCTGGGGGAGCCCGAGGGCATCCATGACCTTGTTGACGGTGTCGGCGCTTGCCATCTCGGACCTGTTCCGGAAGCAAGGCACGGAGAAGGAGAACTCGAGGGCCTGCCCACGGGCAGGGAGGACGGTCCCGAAGACCGGGAGACCCTCATAGGTTTCGTTGGCGAGGATTTCCTTCGGGGAGAGCCCGGAGAGCAGGGATCGACGCACCCGACCGTACTGCTGGAGGACGGAGTCAGGGGTGAACTCGATGCTGTCGTTGATGAGGAAGCCCATGCGGACTGCCTTGGCGACACCCTGCGTGGAGGCCACCTTGAACTGCTCAGACAGCCTCTTGGCGAGGAGCCTCTCGTCAACCGTGGCACGTCCGCTGAAGGTCTGCGGGACCACCCCGAAGTTCCGACCGATCTCGTAGATGTCGGTGATCTCCTGGTCGAGCCCGACCTTGACCGCCTCCTCCTGCTGCTCCACGTTCATCGGGACGGACTCGAAGGACTGTGCCAGGGTGTCCACGGATCCCTTGACGAGGAGCGCCTGGTCCTGCGTGAACGCCTGAGTCGGCGTGGGTTCCGCCTTGCCGACCTTGACCCCTGCATCTGCCGCAGCCTTGTTGGCCCGCTGGACCTCGTTGTAGGACTTGATCCGGGAGTCGTAGTAGGAGTCGAGGACCCCGCTGATGCTGCGGTTGGCAGCCTCGGTGCCGCTCTCCCGCTTGATCTGCTCGTAGGTCATCCCAGAGGCAGGGTCCTTGGCTTCCCCGCGGACGAACCGCTGGACCTCCTTGAAGGCCCCGTCCCGCCACGACTCCTCGAGGGTCTGCGCCTGGTCGAGCTGCTCCGGCCCGATCATGGGCTGCATCGTCTGCGGGTTGACCGGGAGCATCCCTCCGGAGGCCATGCCGGTCAGGATCCGCTGCTGGATCTCCTTGCCCTTCTGGGAGGCATAGGAGGATGCAGCCGTGCGGACCACCCCGACGTTGGCGTCGAAGTACCGCTTGAGGTTCATCTGCTGGTCGATGGTCAGCCCACGGTCCTGCATCCATCCACGCAGGGAGTCTGCGGAGCTGAGGATGCCTTCATCGACCAGGTCGAAGCCCTGCTCGAACATGCGGGCATTCATGGCGTTGCGCTGGGTGCCCACGGATGCAGTCATGCCCGACAGGTCCTTCTGCACCTCGAAGCGGACCATGTTGGCGATGGTCGGGTCGAGGTCCGGGTTCTTGGTCCGCCACTCGTCGAGCTTCTTCTCGAGGATGACCTGTGCCTGGTCGTCGTTGCCAGCGAGGATCTGGGCGGAGACCTCGTCCGCGAGGCCCATCCCGTAGATGTCCCGGACACCCTTGGTGACCTGCTGGCGAAACACCCGGTCCTTCTTGATCTCCTCTGCCTCGATCTCCCGGACCCGCTCGTCCTTGATGGTGAGGATGCGGGCGTATAGGGCGACGTTGTCCCGGATGGCGGCCTTCCCGAAGGATGCGGTGCCGAGTGCATTCGCCATCTCCTCGGCATCCGACTCGTCCCGTGCCGACCTCATGGCGTTCTGGAAGGCACCGATGACCATCCGCCGGGAGGTCTCCGGATCGGTCGTGGTGAGCTGGTAGGAGTCGATGATCTGCTGCATCGCCTGCCCCACCGGGGACTCCATCTTGAATCCCTCGGGGTTGGACGCGGCGACCTTGAGGGCATCCGCGATGCCGTTCTGCGCCCGCTCCGTGCTGACGAACTCCTGCCGCTTCCTGAGCTCCTCCTGGAAGCGGATGCTCATCTCGGCGTTGACCTCCTGCGCGACGGAGGCGAACCCTGAGGCACCGTAGACGTCCTTGGTCGCCTCGGATGCCCCGGCCATCTCCGCGGCCTTGCGGGCGATGTCCCCGAATGCCGCAGGGGAGTCGGGGTTGGTCGCCTCGGCCTGAAGGGATGCGAGGGCGTTGCGGTAGCGAAGGCCCACGGCACGACCGAAGTTCTGCCTCGCGGCGATCAGGAAGAACGGGTTCGCGGAGTCTGGGCCACCCTGCTTGGCGATGGCCTTCTTGAAGAGGTCGTTGAGGGCAGCCTGGCGATCCACGGGGGAAGCGTCCATCGGAACGTCGAACGCCTTGGAGAAGTCAACGGCGGCACCCATCGCCGCAAGCTGCCGCTTGTCCTCCTCCACGCGCTGCGCCAGCATCCCCTGGAGGGCGGGGCTGAAGGCCGCAAGGGACTCACCGACCTGCTGGAGGGTGTTCCCCGCGAGACGCTGCCCGGGTGCCGGGAGGACGTTGAGCGCGATGGGGGACGCTGACGGCTGGATGGCGACCTGCGTGAGGTCGTTCGGTGTGATCGACTTTGCCATTTAGTACCAGCGACCCATTCCGGGAACCCGGTAGTAGGACGGGAGCGAGTTGGTGAACGACTGCCTCGACGAGATGGATGAGTAGGGTCCGATGACGTTGGACCCGCCGGTCTGTCCCATGCGGTCGAAGTTGCCGTACATGTTGACGGTGTTCAGGGCACCCGCACCCACCTGGAGGAGGGGGCTGAAGATGCTCGGCTGGCCCTGGGTCGGGTAGGCACGGATCATGGCTGCCTCGGCCTGCCCACGCATCCCAAGCTGCTCGAGCTGGAGCTGCCGGTTCCTGAAGTCGTAGTTGAGGTTTAGGTTGGCGAGGGCCTCTCCCTGCTGCCGCTCGAACTCGCCCATGAGGATGTTGACGGTGTTCCCCTGGATGCCTGCCTCGCCGGCCTCGGTGGCGATGGTGGAGAAGGCGTTCCGCGCCTCAGCCGTGATCTGCTGCACCTGCTGGCTCTTGGCGATCTGCTCCTCCCGCTGCCGTACCGCCATCTGCTGGTACTGGAGCATCAGGTTCTCGTTGGCGAGACGCTGACCCTCCTTGTACTGGTACTCCTGGGCATCCGCGGCCTGCTTCTGGCCGGCGAAGGACAGCCCGGCGCTGGCAGCGGTGGCCGCGAGGGAGAATGCTGCAAGGGTTCCCACGGCGGCGGCGTTGGCAGCCGATGCTCCGATGGCTACACCGATGGGGGCTAGGAACGGGAGACACATTGCTCAGAGTGCCTTTCTGAAGTACGCGATGTCGATGTCGTTGGTGACCCGGGAGGCAACCTTCTTGAAGCCTGCCCAGGTCAGCCACG